TGTGTTGTCCGGCGGCTGGAAATATACGGGCTCGACGATGTCCTCAAGGACTGCTTGGAGCTGCAGCCGTGGGGCCATTGTACACCTCCCCCAAACGCAAGAGCAGGCGAGGGGGCTGAGTGTTGTCAACATCGGCAACAGCCCAGCGCACCCCCGCCCACTCAACGTAACGAATGGCGAAGAAATGCTCGTTTGCGTAAGCATCAGCCACGATACTGATCGAATTTCCAAGGACGATGTCAGGATTCACCTGATCACCCTCGCGGATGAGACTCCTATTAGAAACAACATCTCCATAGTAGTCTCGTTCCACGATCACCTCCTGATGAATACCGGAGGTTTCCTCGGTTGTCTCAGCATACCCGACCTTACCGTGAAACTTCGCCATCGGGTATCAGTGAACGACTAACGAACTAGACGCCCGCGGTTCCGCGGAAGGTCCACTCGTCGTCGACGTTGTTCCGGAAGTACGACCCCGGGTTCGGGACGGCGTAGATCGTCAGGTCGACGCCCTCCGGCACCACGTACGGCGAGCCCGCCGTGGTCACGGCCGCGTTGGTGTCGCTGCGCCGGTAGGTCACGCCCACCGTGTCGACGATCGTGATCTGCGAGGTGGCCGGGTCGAACGTCGGCTCGGCCGGGGTCACCAGCGTGGTGCCCTGCGCCGCCTGGCGGATGATGATCGCCGAGCGGATCTTGGTCAGCGCGCCCGAGGCCCGCGTCTCCAGCAGGTACTTGTACTGGTTGTAGTCGATGTCGAAGTCGTCGAACATCGAGGTCTCGCCGCCACGGTCGGCGCCGATCGTGTAGTCCGCCAGGTTGACGATGATCCCGACGAGGTCCTGGATCTCCTCCATCGGCTCGACCGCCACGACCTTGTCCACGCCGAGCTCGGACGCCAGCTCCGAGGCGGTGCGGTAGAAGCGACGGCCCATATCGTCACGGGCCAGCAGCATCTGGGTCATGTTGGGCAGCGTCGTGTAGAACGTCGGGATGCCCGAGCCCTTGTAGAACTGCATCGAGGACAGGATCTCGTCCACGACGTCGGTGTTCTTGAGGTCCCCGGCGACGTCGATCCACACCGTGGCGGCGTAGAGGTCGTCGTCGTTGAGGATCGAGCGCAGGCCCGCGCCCTCGGTGGACCCGGCGGGGTCCTTGACCTTGTCCTCGTGGTCGGCCGGGCGACCGTCACCGATGAGAACCGCTCGCGCGAGCTCCTCCTCCAGCATCAGGCGCATCTCGCCCTTCAGCCAGATCACCACGTCGAAGTCCGTGATGTCGATGATGTCGTCGCGGTCCAGCTTCTGCTTCTTGTAGACCGTGGCCGGGGTGGTGACGCGGCGCGTCAGGGAGAAGAACTCCTCCTTCTTGAGGGTCCCCTTGATGTAGCCGCGGGCCCTCGCCTCCTCGTGGGTGATGTCGGCCACGAGCGACTTGATCCGCGAGAACGGGCTCTTGCGGCACTTGTCGAGGACCTCACGGACCCACTCGACGCGGCGGCTGTCCCACTCCGGCGTGTCGGTGACGTTGCGCGCCTCCGGGAAGAGGAGGTCGATGTTGTCGATGCCGTGCTTGAAGGCGTACTCCTCGACGGCCTCCTTGAGGGAGCCCACCTTCACCGCGTTGGCAGCGATGCCCTGCATCGCGTCGTGCGAGAGGGTATGGCGGGGCTCGGAGCCGCCGGTCTCCCGGTTCTGCTCGAACACGTTGCGTCCCATGTTGTTCTGGTCCTTGTCCTCGTGGTTGACGACCTCCTCCGCAGGGGAGGTATCGGTCTGCGTGTCGTTGGTGTCGCTGGACGTTGCGCTGCTCTCCAGAGCGGCGCCGACCATGTAGTGAACGACGGCCTTCTGGGTGTCGTCCATGGACTCGTAGACCTCCTCGAGCGAGGGGTCGTCGTCCTTCGGCGTTTCGGGATCGGTGGTGGCGGCGTGCTCGGCCGTCTCCTCTTCGTCCGACTTCTCCTCCGTCTCCTCCGTCTCCGAGGGATCACCGTGCACCAGCTCTTCGCCGGTGTAGATGATCGCCTCATCCACGTGGATGTCGACCTCACCGTCGGCGTGCGTCACCGCGATGTTGTCGATCAGTGCGCCGGGGTTGGCCCCCGCGAGGACCAGCGAGAGCTCGCGGATGATGCCGTGCGAGACCTGCTTGGCCTTCTCGACCAGGCCGTTGGCGAAGATCGACAGCGCGGAGATGTCCCCGTGCTCGATCAGCACCTTCGCGTTCTTGCCCTGGGTCGTCTGGTTGAAGAAGCCGTAGGCGTAGACACCCTCGTCACGATTCTCGAGGATGGCGTGGCCCAGAACGTTCTCCGGCGTTGCGTGTCCGTGCTGCCACACGAGCGGGACTCGCTGAGAGTCCTGGTGCTCGAAGGAGCCCGGAAGGATCGTGCGGCCATCGGAGCACCGGATACCGAACTTCGTGGCCCAGCCACTGAAGTCAGGCTGCACGGTGTCGGCCGAGTGCATCAGGCTGTTCTCCGGCGAAGAGTCACCGAAGTCCAGTCGGGAATGCTCTCCCATTTTGACTGTTCCTTTCGTCTTTTGGATCTTCGGCGCTTCTAGAGCGCAGCTAGCTTCTGCTTGGCAATGGCGAGTTGGCCCTTTACCTTCGTGGCCAGCGCCTTGAGATCAGCAATGGACTTCTTGGAGTCCGGCTTGGGCTTGTGGTCCTTGTGGGACTGACCGCCGCCCTTAGAACGAGACTGTTTAGCCTTGTTTTTCAGCGACTGCTTGTGCGATTGCCGGTACTTCTTGGCGTCGCTACGAGCTTTAGCCTTGTCGACGGGCTTGTCACCCTTCGCCTTGCTGTTCTTGTTGGCTTTCGACTTTGCCTGCGCCTGGTCCTGCTTCAGAATCGCTTCCTTCTTCTGGATGAGCTGCTCGAGATTGTGAAGCTTGAGTCCCAGAGTCTGGATGTTCTGCTTGAGCTCGACCTTCTGCTTCTCTCGCGGGGAAAGAACGCCTTTCGGTCGACGCCCCTGAGGCTGTGCGGGAGGAGGCTGCTGCGCTCCCTTCTGCCTTCCCTTGAGCTTTCGAATACGCATGTAATACTCATGCGCCTTCTGCGGGTCGTACGGAGCGTCATGCATCAACGCTTCGCGTTCGAGATCTGTGGGCGTTCGAAACATCACCCACCCGCCAATGCTGCATCGATCTCAGCCTGAGAAGCCTGGAGATCGCTATTCATCTGATCCACTGCCGGATCTGGAGCCGCACCGGGATTGGCGGGTGCGTTAGGATCGGCATTGGGGTCAGGAGGGGGTGCGTTCGGATCTTGCGGATTGACTCCGGTATCAGCCTGAGGCATGTTGGAGTTGATCAAGGCGTCAGCCTTGGCCTCCGGCCGCGGACGCATACCGATAGCCTGTCGAATCTCGTTGGACGAGACGATCTCGTTACGAGAGAACTTGTCCGCAATGTCAGCGATACCGCCAACGCCGCCGATCGGCACGAACTTGAACGGATCACGGAAATACATGACCGACTGTCCTTGCGTGCGTGCGGTCTTCGTCAGGAAGGTCCGACGCATAGCTTCCACGACCGCGTCCAGAAGTGGCTCGATCGTACGGGAGTTGTAATTCAACATCCCCTTCTCGTCCGCCGTGCCGTTCATGACTTCCGGCGTGAGACCCAGCTCCGAATATAGCTGGTTCTTGAGTCCATCGATCTGCGTCAGCAGATTGTTCTCGATCGGGCGGTTCAGCTGGGTGATCTTCTCGGTAGCATCGACATAAGCGATGCCGTGCTTCCTGCCCCTGAGCTGGAACTCGATGTCCTGAAGCCGCTGCTCAGCCTGCTGTCGCTTGGACTCGGTCTTGAGTGTGTACGGCAACTGGATAAGCAGATCGAGTTTGTCCGACGAAACCTTGTCATCCACCTGATCCAGCAATGACAACTTGCGAATAAGACGCTGAAGCGTCGAATTCGGCTCATTCATCACCGAATATAGTGGGTTCTCGACGATCGCGACCATCTTCTTCGGCAGCGTGATGTCCTCGCGCATACCACGTTCCTCGTTGTAGAGGCTTACGCGAATATGCTTCGGATACCAGTCCACGATCCGACCAACACGCAATGTCTTGATGTCGAAGCCGCCCGACTCCTCCGGGGAAATGGTGGTATCCACCGGAACAATCGCGGCGACTCCTTCATCAAGGACGGTCATGACGATGTCCTGACGGAACTGCCGTCCCGCCTGATCCAGATTCGCTTCCAACGTCAGGCAGTTATTGAGACCACTTTCGATAGTCTCGAGATACCTGTCCTGGTCGTCGACACGAACATGAACCATCGGGACGGCAGCGACATCGATTCCGATCCGCGTGTAGATCGAGGAGATGATTGATCGCTCGTTTCCAACCGTGAACCGAGGCCGATCGGGACGCGAACTTCCGAATCCGCCGGACCCACCAGTGAACGGCCGGTTCAACGCACTGTCACTATCGGTAAACGCGTTCCAAGCGTGTTTCAGTCTTGACCCAATCGTGGGCATGCATCACCTCCTTTCTATGATCTCGAGAGCAAACTACGTACGACGCGGGAACAACTGACCGGTCGTTGGTGACGTCCCCTTCTTGCCGTGCGGATACGTCTGACCAGTCGTACCACCGCCGCCAGCTGCCGCCGATGGTGAGTACGAGAAGAGCATGACGTGGTGCTTGTTGAATGATGGGGACGTGATCGTGCCGGACACAGACTCTGCGCCCGAGTTCGTGGCACGCAACGAGTAGCTGGCAGCCATGCGAGCGTCATTCGACGACGCTCTGAAATCAATGAACTTCGTCCAGCCAACTCCATCAAGGTTAGTGGATGTGATCGTCGGCGACGATATATTCGACCCGATCGACACGGCGAGCAGCACCGTCTCCGCTTTCGCCGGGGTGAACGGCCCAAGCGGACCCCACGGTGATA